GCTCGCCGGCGGAGATAGTCTGGGACGGGCAGGCGGAGTCGGGCGTCGACCCTCTCCGCGTGGTGCTTTCCGGCGGGCTTTACCCTCCGCACACGGTTGGGGCGATCCTGTCTTCCCTGGACGGTCGCGCGTCGACGGCATCCCCGGTGCCGGCCCCGTCCGCGACCCCCGGCGGCACGGGGACCACCACGGCGCTTGACATCATCAAGGGTGCGCTCAGGATACTGCAAGTACTTTCGCCAGACACCGAGCTGACCGATTCCGAGGCTCAGGACGCCTTGCAAGCCTTCGACTTCATGGCCCAGTCGTTCTCGCTCAACCCCGACACCATCCTAACCGTGCAACAGGAGCTGTTCACCCTTCAGCCGGGACACGACCCGCACACCTGGGGCGTCGGCGGGGACTTCGACAGCGACAGGCCCGTGCGGATAAGGCAGGCCGCGATCAGGATAGACACCGGCTTCGACATCCCCCTAGTGGTCGTGGGGTTCGACGCCTACGCAAGCGTCAAGCTAAAATCCTTGTCTTCCGCGTACCCGCAATACCTGTACTGCGACATGGCATACCCCGTCGCCAATGTGCATTTGTGGTACGTGCCGTCGCAGGCCAACCAGATATTGATATACTCGGAAAAGCCCCACGCCTACCCCACATCGCTGGCACAGCCTCTTGTGCTTGCGCCCGGATACGCGAGGGCGCTGAAGTTCAATCTTGCCGTCGAATTGGCCCCTGAATACCAGGTTTCCGCAGGGGCCGAGACGCTCAGGATAGCCCGCGAGTCGATGCTGGCGTTGGCGCGGGGCAACCGCAAGCTGACCTCCATGCGCATAGACCCAGGATTGCTGGGGCCGGGGGCTTCCAGGCCGTACAATGTGTACCAGAACGGGTGACGCGATGCCGGTATCAAAAACACTAGCCGAACTTTTCCGAAAACCTTCCCGCTACTTGTCGGCATTGCCGGAAAGGATCGCACGGCAGGCTCAAAGCGACGTAAGCGTGGCGGCCGGGATGCAAGACCCAAACGGGTATGACAACCCAACGCCTTATTTTGCCGCTTCAGAACCGAACAAGGCAGGTGCCGCGCTTTCCCTGGCGGCGATGGCCCAAACCGGCTCCATGCCTTTCGCGCCTTCCGGGGCAGGTGCCACATTGGGGGCCATACCCGTTTGGCACGGTTCGCCGCACAAGTTTGATCGTTTCGACATGTCGAAGATAGGTTCTGGTGAGGGCGCGCAAGCTTATGGGCATGGGCTTTATTTTGCCGATAAACGGGCGGTGGCGGACGAGTACGCGGGGAAATTATCAGATCCCATCGTCTCCATAAACGGCGTTGATGATTTTTCCGGGCTTTCAGACGCGGCAAAAAAAGCCTACGGATGGCTTTTGCAAGCGGCAAAATCCACGCAATATGGCCACAAGGTTGGCGCAGTCCAGAACAGCCTGGACAACATGGTAAGGCACAACAAGGCGATTGCGGACGAGTTGGGATATGTTGACAAGTTTTCAACCCCTATAGACATTTACGACACGGGGAACTTATACAAAGTATCGCTCGAACATCCAGACACATCTATTGAAGCAAAAAACCCGCTTGGGCCGCAGCATTTTTTGAATTACGATGCGCCGCTGAGCGAACAAAGCCAGTATGTTTTGAACGCGATTGGCGGTGAACGCGCCCACGCTTTGTTGCCGGGAGCGAACATCGCGCCGGATGATGTGCTAGGGAGTGATTTTCTGCGAATGCTCTCCCAGGCGGGGAAAAAACCAATTGCTGAAGATATGCTTCGTTGGCAAGGAATTCCCGGCCTCCGTTATCTTGACGCTGGCAGTCGCGGCACTGCCGGAACATCAAATTATGTTGTGTTCGATGACCGTATCCCGAAAATCATTGAGCGGAACGGTGTTTCTTTGGCTGACCTGTTGAAGAAACGATGAAATACCCCCTTTTCGGCCTTGGCGTCGAGGGCAGGTCGCCCAACGTGACCGCGCAGCACCGGCGTAACCTGTACTTCGACATCCAAAAGAGGCCGGACAAGACCGCTGCCGCCGCCTACCCGACGCCTGGCCTTGTGGACTTTTGCGCGCCTTCGGGGGACACCACGCGGGGGCTTTGGGCCATGGAGGCGACCGGGCAGCTTTACGCGGTGCAGGGGCAAAGGCTTCACTTGGTCGCGCACGACGGCAACTCAAGGCCCATTGCCGAGCTGTCGGGGAACGACATCGCGGGCCGGGTTTCGATGTCGGACAACGGGACGCAACTTATCATTGTTTCCGGGAGCCACGGGTACGTTTACGACACCCAGACCGGCGCGTTTTCCCGCAGCGACCATTACACCGACTTTCCCGGGGGCGACACGGTTTGCTTTTTGGACTCCTACTTCATCGTCAACCGGCCCCGCACCGCCCAGTTTTTCTTGTCCGCCCAGTACGACGGCACCAACTGGAGCGGAGGGGACTTCGCCACCGCAGAGGCCAACCCGGACCCGCTTGTCGCGGTCGCCGCCGACAGGGGCGGGCTGGCGCTGTTCGGCACAATCTCCACCGAGCTTTGGTACAACACCGGGGCGCTGGACTTCCCATTCAGCCGCATCCAGGGCGCGCCTTCCGAGGCCGGGCTGGCGGCGCGCTGGTCGCTCGCCAAGTGCGAGGGCATGTGGACCGGGCTTTTCCGCAACCGGCAGACCGGCCTTTTCATCGGGCGTCTGAACGGGTACAACATCGAGACCGTGTCGGTGACGGACCTGGACTACCTCATCAACGGGTACGCCGACCCCGGTGACGCGGTTGCCTTCTCGTTCACCTCGTCCGGCCATAACTTCTACCAGATCACTTTCCAGAGGCAGGGTTGTACTTGGCTATATGACGCCACATCGGGGATATGGAGCCAGGCCGACAGCGGAGACCTGGGCAGGCATGTGGCCGACCTGGGCGTCTCGTTCGGCAGCACGGTCATCGTCTCCGACTACCGCAACGGACGCCTTTACCGCCTTGACCCCGATTGTTACACACACGCGGGCCTGTCGGTGACGCGGGAGATAGTGGGAACCCATGTGTTCTCGCCGTCCACGCTCAACTTGTCAAGGATAAGGCGGCTCCGGCTGGACATGGAGGGCGGCGTCGGGCTTCTGCCGGGCGAAGACCTTTCCGCGCCGGGCGTCGCGCCGGCGGTCGACACGGGCACCCGGTCGATTCTTATGCTAGGCGCTTCAATGTTCGCGCTGGGGCCTGTCGTCGCGCCCGTCTACGTTCTTCCCACTGCGGGCGTGGTGCCGCAGGTCATGCTGCAAATCAGCCGGGACGGCGGACACACCTGGGGCGGGGAGATGTGGCGCACGATTGGCCCGGTGGGCGAGTACGCTTCAAGGGCCGAGTGGCGCAGGCTGGGCCGGTCTCGGGACTGGCTTTTCCGCGTCAGGCTCACGGACCCGGTCAAGGCCGTGTTCATCAACGCCTTTGTCGAGGCGGAGGAGATGGGTGCATGAGACAGCCGACCGCGCCATTCAACCTGCCTTTTTTCGGGGATGACGGACGGGTGAACCGGGACTGGCTTACTTGGCTAGGCTCGGTGGACGCGTCAAGCCGTTACCGTTACGGCACGACCGCGCAACGCCCGACCTCCGGGCTGTATCCCGGAATGGTCTATTTCGACACCACGCTTGGCTATCCCGTGTTTGTCAACGCCGACGGCACGGGGTGGGTCGATTCGCCGGGGCCTACGGGGGCGACAGGGCCGGCAGGGCCGGCAGGGGCGACGGGAGCCGCCGGAACCGCAGGGGCGACAGGGCCGGCAGGGGCGACAGGGCCGGCAGGGGCGACCGGAACGGCTGGAACCGCAGGGGCGACCGGCACTACCGGGGCGACCGGGGCCACGGGCGCGACCGGGCCAACCGGGGCCACCGGATCAAGCGCGACATCCGCAGGCACCACGGGCATGGTGCAGTACAGCGGGGGCGGCGGCGCTTTCGCCGCCACGTCAAGCCTTGTGCTGGCCGACGGGGCCGGAACCCCGACGACGCTTACGCTGTACAACACCCAGGCGCTTGGCACCGCCAACGACAACGCCAGCCTGTGGGTGGTGTCCGAAAGCCGTTCGACCGGCATCAAGCAACAGCCCAAGGGAGCCTCGCGGGCCGCAAACTACCAGTTCATCAACCCGGCGGGGGCTTTGGCCTGCGACCTTTCCTACTTCAACGACGCGGCGACCGAGAGCATGCAGCTGCGGGTGGGCGCTTCGCCAACCGTCGCGCAGATCGTCAGGATGGACGCAAAGACGGGGTTCGGCTACACGGCGGCGGCTGCGGTTTCGGGGCTTGTGGCGCAGGTCAACGTGCGCGGCACCAACGGCGCGGCGGGGGAGCAGTTAAGGCTTTCGTACGACGACGCGGACGCTTGGGGGATGCTGGTCACAAGCGCCGGGTCCCTGTTCATGTCCGGCGCGGGAAGCAACTCGTTTGTGCAGATAACGCCGGGTTCCGGGGCCAACGCCTATGTGATGCTGGGCGGATCGGGCCAGTTGCGCATGGGAGACGCGTCCAATTTCATAGCGGTTTCGGCCTCCGGGGCGATGAGTTTGGCGGGCACGGCGCACTTGCCGATGACGGTGCCCGGAACCGTCGCCGTTTCGGCGCTTCCCGCTTCACCCGGCGCGGGATACAGGGCGTTCGTGACCGACGCGCTGTCGCCGGTGTTCGGTTCGGCTGTCGTGGGAGGCGGGGCGATTGGCGTCCCGGTGTACCACGACGGGGCGTCATGGAAAGTGGGATAGGACCATATGTGCGGACGGGTTTTTGACTTTATGGCGCTGATAAGCACGGCAAGGGTTGACGTGCTGACGCTGACATCCAGGCAGAGGGTCGAGTGCGTGGAATGGTGGCTCAAGCGCACCTATGACGACATCGCAGGCGACCTCCCCGTGCGCCACTGGGTGTGCGGCGGGATTTACACGCGCGAGCTTTTCATCCCCGAGGGCGTCACGCTGACGGGGAAGATACATGCCATGGACCACATGTGCGCGTTGCTGCAGGGCGACCTGTCCGTGATGGGTGACAGGGGCATGATGCGCATACAGCCGCCCTTCGTCTACGAGTCGAAGGCGGGGGCGAAGCGGGTCGGCCACGCGCACGCGGATTGCGTGTTTGCCACGTTCCATAGGACTGAATTGACCGACATCGACGCGATAGAGGATGAGCTGTTCTCCGACAGCGACCTGTCGTG